CTATAAATGTAGTCGCTGTCGCGGTTCCTGAAAAATTGGCAGCTGCGCCTGTTAGTTTTAAATATGCAGTCCCATTTAAAACGCTACCCACATTCCCTGCTGTTGTGGCTCCAATAAAGAACTCATTACTTGTATTTATCCCTATTCCCATTCCAATGTTGGAATTCCTGGTTAGTCCAAAGTATGAGTAACTATTGGCATTGGCTGGCTGGCTTACCGCTATAGTTCCATAAGGATCTTGAACTCCACCGTTACCAATAACTGATATTGATGTCGCTGCTGTTGGAATATAATCATGCGTGTGGCTCGTGATCGGTCCAACCAGTACTGCTTCCACATCTGCTTTAGCCATGTTTAGCGAAAGAACACCAAGCCCTGACGTAAGTATCAAACCGTTTCCAAGTGAAATCTCCTGCAGTGCACCGGCACTTGTTGCATACCTTCCCCAGATGCGCTGCCCCGATATTGCGTCCCGTCGGGCATAAAGAGTGTCAAGATAGGTTGTGTCAACCTTAAGGCTCACGTCTCCTGTACCGGCATCAACCCCGGAGCTGGCATTTATTTTGATACCTGAATTTGCGACCTCAAGTATCTTGGTTATGACCGCTTGCCCGGCGGTCAAAACGTTAAGGTCAGGACGGCCAATTGAACCATCCTGAACTTGTCTTCCAGTTAATTGTGTCGCTGACATCGCTTAGTAAACGTAATTTACCCTGATTTTCTCACCTCCCAATGGAACTGTCAACATTGTAATTGTAGCTCCTGAAATGGTATAATCATTCCCGGCACCTGGCTCAAGTAATTGTCCGTTCTGAAATACCTGTTCTTTCCCGACAGCCGGTGTATTTGCGAGCGTGAATACAGCGTTTGATCCGTTCATCAAGCCGCTTGGCGTTTCCCTTACAATATGATGTGCAACATCGACATAGGTTTCAAGCGTGCTGCCTGCCAATACGCGACCGTAAATATCGACCAGCACCTTATTGTAGGAACCTGCGGTTGCTCCAGATACATCCAGATCGACAGTCGGGTTGCCCGATATACCGTCCCCGTTACCAACAATTACATGACCGGAAGTACCTGCAATTGATCTTACAGCTGCTACACCTGTCGCAGTTTTAACTATAATTCCGTTTGTTGCCAATGCTGCAATTGCTGAGAGCAGGGTACTTGCTGCCTGACCACTAAGATCACCAATTGTGATTGCGCGTTGAGCTGCTGCGGTGATCCTTCCGTATAGATCGACAGTGAAGTAAGGAACCTGAGCACCTGTTGCAGCCCCATAAGATCCAGCGGTCACTCCCGATACTGCGAGGTCGATATTATCAGCGTTGACAACAATTCTTGACGCAGACGCAGTACCAATATCAAGTGTATTGCCCGATTTTGTCATACCTGCTCCGGCAATAAGCTGGCCAGCTCCTGAGAACTGAACAAAGCTAAGTACCGTAGTTCCTAAAATGACAGCCCCGTCAGTGGCCATAACCCAACCGCTGTCTGCGTTGACGGTTCCTTCTGTTACAAAGCAGAACATACCGGCTCTCACCTCTGTTGAGATGTTTGTATCTGCCGATCGTGCCCATGCTGTCGCTGAAGCTACATAGATGCCATTGTCAAAGCCGTTGGTTTGTGCTTTAACCAAAACCCTGTCACCGGCAACGACGGCCACTCCATCGATAGTCTGTGCACCAGTAAGGGTAATGTTAGCAATAGTCGCTGCTCTTACCGCCTCTTTTGCCGAAAGTCCTACCGCGCTGTTCTGGATATCAATCAGACGAGCCGCGTCGTTGGCTGATACCGGAGCTCCAAGATTAGTGATTTTAAAGTTTGCCATTGACTGATCAGCTCCAAAGGCTACCGTCCCGTCTTTTTTGATATAATTACCAATGTTGGCAATCTTGCTGTCTGAAATCGAGGAGACGTCTGCGTCTACGATTGCGAGGGCTTCCAGCTGCCTCTTTTTGATTAATGTTTGTGACATTTGAAAAAAATTAAGTGTTTATAATATAATGTAATCGCAAATCAATAAATCGTCAGCATCCGGAGCCCTGGCGAGTTTTATCTTTCCGTCCTCCTCGATGTAGTCCGCATCAGCACCCCTGAATTGCCGAACCCCGTTAACAAATACCCTTGCGCTCCCTGGCTTGAAAGCCTTATTTGTTGAAAATTGTATTCTTGTTCCGTTCGGAGCTTCAACCAGACCATAGTCGGAGGTTGTTTCTTCGCTCGTTGTGGTATCTCCGACCGCTGGAATTGTGTCGGTCACGGCACTATGCTGAAATCGGATGTTATCCAATCCGAGGTCGATATTGTTTGGCCAGCTACCGACCAAGCTTATCTTGAAGCTGTCTAATGTTGCTCGTGAAGCCGCGAAGCTATACATGGGAATAGCGATCATTTGCCATTGGTCGCTGTCTGGTTTATAACTGAAAAGATTTGAAGAGGCTGAAATTGCAACACTTCCTGTTTGTGATGTTCCAAGGTACGATTCAATAAACAACATGCTATTTGCCAACCACGGTATCGTACTCTTAATCTCTAATGTCAGGATACCATCCTTTACTACAACCGGTGTCCCGGTCGCAAAGGTCATCTTAGTTGCAGTTGGAGCGAATGTCGCTACTTGCCCGGGAAGTAGGGTAGTGTCATCAAACTCCCTTATTGCCCTGACGTAATAGTTATTGTTTTTTAGCCTGGAGTATTCCACTCCGTTTTCAAAGTTGATACACCATGCCGAATTCCAAGCATTTTCTGAGGATGACCAATATGTTTTATTCAATAAATTCGTGACGACTTGCCTTCTGAAATGTAGAGTCAAAAGCTCTTTTATAGAAGGCAAAAACCAATCATCAAATCCATCTATAATTAACTCGTTACAAAATTTTGCAGCGAAACCAGAAGCATACTGATTAGCAAGCATTGTGTATGTATTGCTTCGGCCTGTGCCTATTAATTGCCCTGTTGCCCCTGTTGATATTGTCCCACTTCCAGAAATAGGGGAGTAAAATATGTTTACGGCAGTGTCTTCTTTTGCTACTATCAATCCCTTTTTACCTGTTTCGTCCAGATAAAAAATAACACCTCCCTCATAATTCTCTCCAATAAAATGTTTTGGTGTAGGAATCTCTGTGTTTGGTACCGTAAGTGCCACTTTTATTCGCTTTGCTCCTGTAGACGGTGTTTCGGTGGATGCAAAATCAATAGTTATATGACTATCCTTTATTGCTGATGTAACCCACTCAACGTTTTCTGAATAAATGTTTTCAACGTTAATGTTTGACGGCGTAAGTGCTCCTGGTGCAAGAATCACCGTCATGAGTGCCAATTGCGTAGATGAAAGAATAGGGCTCGTTGGGTTGACGGCTGGTGTTCCTGTCGCTACTTGAAGATTTCCGAAAACATCCACGTAAAAAACATCAATTCTTGAAAGATTCGGATCTGCTGGTTGTAGGGTAATTTCTTTGTCTTGCGCCTGTAAAGGAACACCCATAATTTTATAGGTGAGGTCTTTCCCCGAATACTTTAGTCCTGACATCCATATTATAGAGCCGGTAAGCAGTTCTGTTTTTGTATCAGCATTGGCAGCCCCTATTCTGATCAGATACGCATTGAGGGCATCATTATCATTCGGTAATCCAGTAATCGAATTAAACGACGGCGAGTAATTGTTGAAAGTCTCTGTTAGATTAACGACTGCGGTTCCTGCTGATAATGCTGCACTTCTTGCTTCTGTAAGCTTTTGGATCGTATCAGAAATAGTAGATGTTATTTCCTTTTCCCATGCTTCGTCTTTGTAGTTAGATATTTCGGCAGTTATATCTGTCCCGTCCAATTTCGTTTTTAAGGCTGTTATTCGGATTTGTTTATCTATCCCTATAACTGAATCAACAATCCTCACAACATCTCCAATGGCCAACTCTATGCCGTTATCCCGGATGTATCTCGCGTCTAGTTTCAGTGTGTATTTTACTCTGAGTTGAGAGTAATAATCCAGCCACTTTTGACCCATCGCTTTAAGCAAGTTTTCCGCTTCGGATATGTCCGCTTGTGGCATACTGATATCTATGAGCGTAAACTTGTCGCCTGTTGCTGGTGCATGATCCTGCGAAGGGTATACCTCTACTCCTGAAGTAATAGTTTTTAACTTGAAAGTATTTGCTTCATCATTAAAAGTTACAATCTCAAATGTGATACCCATTAAGTCACCGCTCAAGAATATCAACTTCGCCGTGGTTCCTGATATCAATTGTGCATTTACATCAAAACCTATTAACGGGCAGGTGATGGTTAACTTATCTGTGGATACGTCACCTACTATTCCTGTAAATCGTGGATATATCCCTTCAAAAACAATCTTTTTTTCGACTACTTTATTATATTCTGATCTGTTCTCTAAATAATGTGACCCGTCTGAATTCGTAAATATCAAACGGCTTTCGCCTCCCCGGTAATCGGTCGGAATATTCCGGGTCGATCCAAATACAAAAGCTCGTGTTGCAGTGTTTTGATCATCAACGGATTCTCTTGAAAGTTCATAGAGACCTTTGTTTTTCCCTAATTCAAACGTTAATGCAGTGGCGTTTGAGACTCGATCTAAAATATTTATTTGCTTATTATTAATACTCCATTCAGCTGCAAATTCTTTAGCTAACGTATCAAGTAACTCTTTCCCGTTTTGCCCGTCACAGTAAATATTATGCCATCCAGAATCTAAAACCGAGACAGTCCCTTTTGTCCATCCTGTATCAACGACATTGATATTCGCAATTATCAAATCTACAAAGTCAGAGCAACTACCGGTAAGGTAGAATTCCGACTTTCCATTGAGTTGTATTAATTTATCAAGAAGACGGTAGGCAGGGCTTTCGAACTGTACCTCATACTGATATTCGACTGCGGAGGCCTTTCTGAATTTGATAGGTCTGTTTACTTCGTAGCTGACCCCTTTCCACATCGTATAGTCACCCACTCTGATATCAAGAATTGAAGACGTGGTCACATTTGCCGTGATCAGATCTTCACCCATGATCTTCTTCGATAGCTCCGTATTGGTGTCTACCGTTAGGTCGTATAATAAGACTGCGTTTCTGTATATTATCATGGCTGTCTGAACACTAAAGTGAAGTGGCAATTGTATTCCGTTATGCCTGAAACATTAAATCCGCTCTTCAGATAAACATTAGCAGTAGCCCCGTCTGGAAATGCTAAAACCTTTAGTCCAGGTAAAACTAAAAGTCCGTGTAAACGCCCCATTTTATTTGTCAGGTCTGAAATGTTTGAGCCTAACATCGTACAGTTAATACTTATGTCTTTTGGTTGTCTGTATGTTGAATTCATATAAAAAGCCGTAGTGTTCACCTCTATTCTGGCAGGTACACTAAGTCTTTCACTTAATGAATTGACAGTAATCCCAAAATCAGATTTGAAGTTATACCCTGCAATCTTGTAACCTGTTCCTGCCGTTACTATGCCCGGAGCTACAGGAAATAATACAACTGGTTGCCTGAATTTAATTTCAATCGTTATGATCGTATCACTTAATTCTGATACCTGCATTTCTCCGGACATGTAAACCTGAAATATTCCTACACGTGTTTCAAAACTCAAACTACCTGATTGACATAGCGTGATCAATCCATTCAGATTTGTGAGTAGTAGGGTTCTGGTAGTTGCCCTCATGAGTCCTCTGAATGCAATGTCCCTACCGTCAAAAACTAAATCTGCTGCTGCAACAAAGAGTTCTGTTTCGGTTCCCCAGTTATGCTCTGTAGTTCCTTTTCGGTTCGGAAAGTCAAACACGCCGGATGTAGCCAATGACTGACCACTAATCTGAATCGGAGTGATTCCGAACGTCGCTAAATCTATGTTGTTTATTTTATACATTAGAATCGGCTTGCTGTTTTGGTCACTGCCTGATCAATACTTTTAAGGCTTATTTCCATTGCGGACAATCTGTCTGTGTTGTCTGCTGTTCGTAGCGTATTAGCTGCAATATTGAGTAGATACCCTGACGACGCTTTACTTAAATTCAAAGTCTCCCTTATATCAAGGGCTGTTCTATTCCATAATCCCACTAATTCATTTGCTGTATCTTCGGTGATCGAGGCAGATATTTTGCCGGACGTTGCCGTTGAAGAGGTGGATGCCGGATCAAGTCCAATTGCCTTGTAGGCATTGTCTCTGAGGTTTATTCCTGTCTGGCCAATAGCTGTATATTCTGCCTGTAAGTCTGTCTTTTCTTTGTCAGTAAGAATCCCGTCTGACATTGCAGTTGTGAAGTCTACATACCATTGCTTCATCAAAGGATCTAATTGTCCTGCAATTAAGGCATTGACAATAGCATTGCGCATGTACTGCTCAAAGTTATCTGCAATATCGGCCATTGTTGTGTCAGCACTAAGTAATAGGCTTTTCAATGAGCTTTTTGCATCATCAAAAGACAGGTCAGTCAGAGCCTTGCCTAATGCTTTTGTGGTATCATCAATTGCGCCTTTACTGTCAATGATGGTCTGAAGATAAGCCCTTGTCTGATCGTCAATCTTTGCCCAAGCTCCAGGGACTTCTTCTTTAATCTGCTCCAATTGCGCCGGGGTCATCGTGAACAATTGGCCTATTCCTCCATTTGAATCAGAGAAATTGACTCCAATAGCTGCTAATTGGCTTTTATATTCATCCAATGATACTTGCAAGTTATGACCCACTGAATGTGAGTGAGCCGCTCTGGAGTCGAGATATTCAAGCCCTAATTTCCTTGTCGCTTCAATTTGCTTGTTGATTAATTCGGTGGCCTTTTCAGCCTCTGATACTGCTGCACTACCCGAAAATTCAGCGATTAAGGCTTTATGAACTGCTATAACATCCTTCATGGTGGCCATCAGGTCATCGTAGTAATCAATGACACCTTGTGATAACACTTTGCTTCCATCCCCGAATAGTGCAGTACCAACACTGATCACGCCAGCGAGGGCTTTTACCCCACCGGAGATCATACTTACAACATCCCCTGTGGCCATACCTTTTGCGAATGTGGAGGCTCCATCAAGCATTTGACCTGCACCGTCAAGTGCTTTGCTTACATTTTTATCAACGCTAATCCCTAAATCTCCAAGGGCGCTCACAACGTCTCTACTTGCACCTATAAGCTGCTGGCCTTTATTTGCAACATCTTCCACGTCTTTACTTATGCGGGTCAGCGACTCCTTCTTTTTCTTCTCTGCATCTGTAAGATTTGCGGTGGCGTCTGCAAGATCTTGGGTAGTTGCTCCGCCAAATTTGGTTAAGTCGTTAAGATAGCTTTGCGCCTCTGCTACTTTAACACAGGCATCTTTATAATCGTTATACCCACTGATCAGCTCCTTTATTGGGGTTCTATTGGAAATGGCATCGTTGAGTTTATTAAAGGATTCGGTAACGGTTTTTAAATCCTCTTTCGAAATACTATTGCCGGCACTCGACAAGTATTGTTTCACTTTGGCTCGAAACTCATTTAGTGCAGTCGTTGATACGTTGTCTAAGTCGCCAAATATTGCAGCCCAATCGATGCTTTTTTGGAAATCTTCAAGCGATAGTTTTGAAGAAGCATTTTTCCAGTCTTCTTCAAGTTTAGCGATTGCCTTGTTTTTCCCTTCTCCCTCTGGCAATGACTGTAAAGCTAACAGATCAGCATTATATTTCTTGTCAATGGCTTCCTTTTTCGCTGTGAAATCTTGGTATTGATCAAGTAAATCTTTAATCAGCTTTGCACTTTGCGCTGTGCTAACAATGCCGTAGGTGTCTGTCTGGTCTGTAAGCCTTTTTTTGTTTTCTGGTGTAAGATCAGATGCAGTTTTTGTGGCAGGCGTAAAAACTCCTATCTTACCCGATTGGTCCCACTTGTCCCGTTCTAACTTCTGTTGTTCCTCAATAAGTTGTTGTGTGATCTTTGCTTCTGCCGTTTTTTCCTTTTCGCCATTAAGTTTAAGCTGCTCCTGGCTTTTTAAGAAACCATCCTCTTTAATATTCAGTAGTGCCTGTTGATTTTCCTGTGCTGCTGATTGCAATTCCAGACCTGACTTTATTTCGTCATTGGTCACCTTTAATTTTGCGTCCGCAATTTCCTGTGCGCTTTTCTTCTCCTTTGCTACATTTTTATCACTTATGCCTAATTGTTCTTTCAGTCCTTTTATTTTAGCCTCCTGATCAGAGATAGCAGTTAGTGGAGCTTTGTCAACGCCTACTTTATATTCTTTTGTCTGAAGAGATACCAGCTCCTTCTCTGCTGAAACTAAATCTTTACGCAATTGTAACCTTTGTTGATCAGCTGTGATAAAGGTGTCTTTCTTTACTGTTGTAGCTGCTGCCTTTTCAGCAACATTGAAGGCAGTAGTTGCAGCCAAAGTTTCATCTTTCCAACCTTCGAGTGCTCTTTCTGCTTCTCCTCGTGCTTCTCCAATCTTCCCGACGGAAGTACTCCAAATAGAGCTTTTCTTCGTCACTTCCTCCTGCAATTTTCGCATGTAGACATCAAAGTCATCTTCTGCCTTCTTACGTGCCTCTGGGTCAATAGACAGTTTGATATTAGCAATTAGAGGAGCAATTTCCTGACCAACATTCGCAGCTCTATCTGCTCCCAATGAACCCTTTACGGCTTCTTTGACATTGGTAACAGCGGCAGTAATTCTTGGATCATACTTCTGTATAATGTCGCCTAATGCCTCATTTTTAACCTTTAGCCTTATATTTTCTTCAATCCCTTTATTAACTGCATCCTGTGCTTCTGATTGGTTTTTTGTGCCAATAAGTTCTTTTTGCTGTTCGGTCAAATAATCTCCATACTGACTAAGAATCGCGTCCTTTGCTTTTTTCCAGGCATCAGTTCCTTTTGCTGCATGGTTTAATTCTGCAAAAAGTTCAATAGCCTTGTCTTTTTCAATATCAATTTCACCGTTTGACTTGTTAATGGCCTTGGTAAGATCAGATTGATAATTATACCACTTGTACAACCCATAACAGATAGCCCCAATAGCCGCTGCCATTAGCACATAGGGATTATTGAGCATTGTGGCATTGAGAAGCTTTTGAGCTGCTGCCCCTAATTCCTTGGCCTTGGTTGCCATTATTTCTGCCCCCGTTGTTTCCACTGTTGCAAGGGCAAGCTCTCTTTGAACCGCTACACCTTGAAGTCTTGCAACTTCAGCAGCCGTCTCACCTGCAACTACGGCTTCAGTTGTAATTCGTGTATTGATAACCGATTCAGCTGTAATTTCTTTTTCGACTATTGCATTGGCTTTTTTTGCAGCTATCCTTGCTTCTTCAACACCTTTTAATTCAGTTTGTAATATTATTTGTTGCTCCGTTGCGGTCATTGTTCCGGCCAATACAGCGGCGTTTGTCTCTTCAACAGTAATAGCATAAGCTCTTTCAAGGGCTATCAAGTCTGCTGTCAGAACCATGCTCGCGTCTTTTGCTGCCATTGTTACAGCATTGGCGGCGGCTCTTTCTGCTTCATTCGATAGCATTAAATCTGTTGCTTCTTTTTCTGCCAATGAAGTTTTTACGGCGGCTGCTGTGGCTGCATCTTGTGCGATAGCTTCCTCGGTCAAGGCTAATTTCTTTGCCTCAATAACTGCTATTTCAGTGGCCTTCATACCTGCGACTGCCATAGTTGCCAATCGATACAAGCCATAAATGGATATTAGACCTGTTACAACTTCTCCAATCTCTTTGTAATTAGCAATCATGGATGTCAGGCCGGATATACCGCCATAAATAAGGCCCTCGTTTGATTTACCAATATCATTCAGCATAACCTGCCACTTATCGGATAGGTTAGACATCTGACCTGTTACAGAGGCGTTTTGTTTTTGCATTAAATCATAAAACATTCCTCCCTGACTTGACATTGTCTTGAATGCATTCTCGACCATTGGAAAGCTGATCTGCCCGGCTGTAATCATAGCAGTGATTTCTTCCGGCACCTTTCCCAGGTTCTTTGCTAATTCTGCGGCAAGTGGGATACCGGCCATTGCAAAATCCCTTAACTCCCGTTCCTGAAGCTTTCCTAATACTGCAACCTGCCCATAATTAATGGCAACCCTTGAAATAGGAACACTTACCCCGGCTGCAACATCTCCAAGGGCTTTCATAGTGCCCATCACTTTGTCAGTGGCTATTCCCATAGCCATTAGTTGCTTGATATTGGACGCAACGTCTGTTAGTGTGAAAGGAGTGGCTTGTGCAAATACAACGGCTTCCTGCATGAGTTTATCAGCCTTATCTTTGCTCCCAAGCATTGTTTCAAAAGCAATTCCAAGTTGCTGAAATTCTCCACGGACAGCAATAATACTTTTACCCAACGCTCCAATAGAGGCTATTCCGGCTGCTGCACCAATCATAGCAAGCGAAGATCCTATCGCGCTCTCCATCCTGTTGCCTTCCGTTACAGCGGCATTACCAATTCCTCTAAGTATCTCCCGTGAACGGTCTGCGTCCGCCTGAAGTTGCCTGTTGTTTAGTCCTATCTGAAAGTTGATTGGTCCGTTATCGTTATTCATACTATCCGTATAATTCTTTTCTTACTGACTCTCTATTGCGTGGATCGTCTGCGTTAATCACCTTACTTCTATCTTTTTTATCTCCTTTTATATCGTCGTAACTTGGTAATACAGCACTGTACATAATCGTATTAGCATAACTCATCTTATAAAGGACATAATCAAAAGTCAGGGTATATCCTTTTGCGACTCCTGCAACTACTGCCCAAATGCTGTCATTTCTGTTTTCGTCTCCTTTGTCAGATTTATTCCGATTAGGAAAGTTGAAATGCCGAAAAAAAAAGATATCTCCATTGCCCCTAAAAGCTTTTGCACTAACCCGTTCAATTCAATAGGGGTGATGTTGTTGAGTATTTCTTCTGCCAATTCTGATTGTTTATTGGCTTTTTTGCGATTAAACCACGAAAACCACGTTTTTGACTTCTTTTGCTTTAATGCTTTAGCCCCAAGAATCAATACCGCAATAATATTGCCTATTACTTTGCAGTCTTTTGCTACTTTCAGGCTTTCAGCCATTACCTGGTCAGCATCAAGCCTGATATTAGGCATTTGTGCGACCAATTCGGAAACAAGAATAAGTGTTGCTGTTGACGGGGGTGCAACCTGATATGTTTTGTCCCCAATGACAACTTCTTGCCCTCTTTGAAGTATTGTATCAGCAACTTTTGATTCTATTGGTTTTTTCATCTTGAATTTAAAGTTTTAGTTCTGATCCGGGAGTCGAACCCGGCCTTTTCAGTGGCATCTCAAGTTTATATGAGTTAATAGCCCGAATGAAAGTTCCCGTAAACTAAATCAGATCCTTCTTACGAAGCGGTATATTCCTTAAGAATATCACCTGTTGTAGGAACAAGACCTTCGAAAGTGTACTTCAAGGTTTTCCCGTCTTTTGCAGCCCAAATTTCTTCCAGCTGAACCGACGTTCTGTCAATGACAAAACCTTCCATTGTGGGGTCTTCTGGTGTAAGGCGAACCATATAGTTTTGGCCAATGATACCATCAGAGTCAGCAATTGGCCTTGTCCATCCTTTCTTTACCCAAAGTTCACACTCAACGGTGTAGCCATTCTTGTCAAAACGAACATCAACCAAGCCGCCACCCTCTTCTTTGGCTTCTGTTTTTGCACCTTTGGTGGTGGTCAGCTTTGTACTGTCCTGCTTGATTGGGGTTAGTGTCACCCATGTTGCCTTCTCAACTGCTGCTGTTGGGGATACTCCTGCAGCTTCATATAAAATGGCTCCAATTGGAATAACGACTCCCATTGTTACAGTGACAACATCCTTAAGCGGATCGGTAGAAACGACGGCGGTTGCAGCGAGAGATTTCTTTCCGTATCCGATTACGTCGCCAATGGCCACACCACTACCTTTTAGAATTTCGATAGTGGTATCAATTATTGCGACTGCTTTTGATAGTACATACCTCTTTTGTGGAGCTGCTCCTGCAATGTACGAGGCTACTTCTACTGTGGGTTTCCCCCATGATAATACTCCCATAATATTTAATTTTTAAAAAGTTGATAATTCAAATTTGATTTTGCAATTCACAAAATGCTGATTGATTTCATCAGCTGGAAAAGTTTGAATAATTGCGCCAAGTGCGAAATGGTATTCACCAGGTACCAACTCCTGAATAATGGCATTGGCAAGAATTTCCAACACTCTGCAACGTGAAACGTTCTTAACCAGCGAACCGCTTCCATTGTCGATATTGGGAACATAGATATTCAGATTCACAACCCCGGTTTGGATTTGCCCATCAAGTCCAGTCATAAATGAAACGACTGCATCTTCTGCCTTTGAGTTTATAGGTCTCAAGCCCTCTTTATAGGTCAGTCCACCTATCGCGGTCTTTAGCTGACTTGCGTTGATGATCGCATAAACATCAGATTCTATTTCGCTGCCTGTCTTTCTCATAATGTAAATCCAAGTTGTTTCATGAGTATTGGCACCATCTGATCTGCTAATAATTCAGCACTGGTAAGCACGTTCAGGTTTCGGGCTTCAACTGAGGCGGCGTAATTCATTCCTGCTACAACAATCAGCACAATCCCTTTGGAGTTTTTTGATATTGCTTTTTGAATTACAGAACTACCCTCTGATCCACCTTTATTGTTGTCGAATTCACCCCCAGAAATAACGACCCCGTCTTTAATGACGATGTAACCAACAGAGCTTCTTAAATGTCCGGTTCTGTCTTTATAGGTTCCTCCGGTTTTTGCCTCATTCTGACATTGTACACCAACATATTCGAAAGCGTTGATAAGGGCTCTCATTCTTCTTTCAATTTGATCATCTAAATACTGATCAATCTGTGAAGGTGGCGTTGTCATTACTATTCCCATCAGACTGTGATTTTAACTCTTCGTACCAAATCAAGAAACTGAACATCTTGCACCTGGAACTCTCCAAGCTCAATACCTCTGTCGTTTGTCAGCCTTACCCGTTTTGCGTCAAAGGGCTGTTTATCTATGTGGACTACATAAGCCATTTGCGTAAACTTCCCATCCTGATAAGTTCCTTTGTCGTTTCTGGTATTGGTGATGATAAGGCAGTCAACAGGATCACTCCAAGAAGTTACAACAGGGATCGGATCTCCGATAGCGTCGAGACCTCCACCTGTTACAATTGCATATTGAAGTGTTCCGTTTTTCATCTTACCAAGGCTTTGCACCGGCTACTGACCCCGAAACTGCAAAAGGATCTGATTCACCATACTTGAGATAGATAGCTGTTGCCATTGACTTGATGATTGCTTTTTCAGTGAGTGAAATACTGATTCCACCTTCCTGAATGTTAGGTGCAGCAACGATCTTCACATACATGTCAGCTCTGGCCATTTCTATTGAAACCTTATTCAACAGGGAGTAAGCCTCTGAAGGCTCAACTCCTCTGTCGATTAAAGACTTCTCAAGCCTTCCATCATCAAGGGGATAGATGATATCATTTCTTAATGCTTCGAGATTAGTCATTCCGATTTATTGATTAGGCCGTTTTTGTTTCTACGTCCAAAATGTAGATCCTGTCAATCAGGCCAACAGACGGGAAAGCGTTCAATTCGCAATCCGTGAATTCACCCCAAGGATTTGCCTGACGGTATTTCTTCAAGAGTACATTCTGGTAGGTTGCATAATTGACGTTCTGTACTGGCTCCATTTGCTCAATCGCAAAGGCATTGTGGATCACCCCAAGTTTACCAGCCGGGACAAAAGTTACAGATGTGTCATTCCAAGGATTAAGCGGACTAACGAGACCATCAGATTCAATACCGATATTCTCATTCACAATCTCGATGATTGGGAAACCATTTGCAGTCAGGTACTGGTTGACTTGTTCAATCGTTCCAATTGCTCCCTGATTCGAAGCTAAGCGGTAGTAACCTGCCAACATCTTGATGGTTTCAGCACAAATCTGAAGTTTCCAAAACGTGTTAAGAGTCATCAACATCTTTTCAAACTGCATCCCCTGTGCGTTTGCTGCAATGACGATTGTTTTAATGTCCGTAATTGGCGTTGCCGTTGCAGGAATACTCCATTTTTCGAATACCGTCTTCCTATTCGCTGTTGGCATCAATAGGTCAATGTCTGTCAATACAAGCCCGTCAGGGTTGGTTGCAGCATTAACTGATATCTTACCAGTTGAAAGTGCCTGAAGCGTCATGATGTCCAGCCTCTTTAATGGAGCGTCACCGGCTTTTTTAAGGTCGTTGAACATCATATCCAAAAGGATGGTCCGCTTTGCTTCTTCGGTCAAGGCCATATTCTGAACAGTGAGGTAATTCCTGTAATCTTCCTCATTCATCCTGAACGATTCTTTGATTGCGGGTACTGTACCGCTCAGTTTCTCAATGTTGAGACGTGAACGGGTAGGAGCAGGGGCGTTACGGTCCACAACTGAAGCAGCTGCTTCAATACGGCTCCTGCCAATTGCGCTGACATAAGTCAGGGTGGTAGTTGGAATTCCCCAGTCAAAATACTTAGGAAACCAAATAGGGGCAAATTTGTCCAGTGACTTATCAATCACCACTTGCATTTTGACGGCGTACGCGCCAAACATCGAATTAATTTTATCAGCCATAGCTTATTTTCTCCTATTAAATTTGTCCTATTAAAAGGATTGTGAAAAAATGATGTTTGGAAGCAAGGCCTTAATTTCAGTCGTAACGATTGGAATTCTGCGAGCGTAAACAGTTGCCCTGATAGCGATGGAAAGCGATTCGTTCACTCCAACATAAACACCTTGATACAATAGCCCTTTGGCTACAACTGCGTAAACGGCTGCTGTTGCACCTGTGGCAGAGCTTTGGAAGAGAGAGTCACCAACTGTCAAAGCAACTCCAAGAGTTGTTCCAACTGTTAGTAAGTCATAAGCAGCGTTGGTCTGATCAATCGCTGTGATTGCATAAGCCGCTCCGCCTACTGTTTTGGCGACATAATCACCAACGATGAAAAGCTGGCCTTTCAAAACCTTGATGGCAGTTGCCGAACTGATAGCATTCTCATACACTTGCGCCACTTTCAAAGGTTTTGCAAGTCGTGTGCTGTCGCTTGCTCCCATTACTGTTCCTGCCGGAACTAATACACCGGCTGTTAATCCGGTTGCGTCAAGGACGTATCCACCTTGCGCGTTTTCTGGTACTTGCTGAAAAATCGGGATGCCTCCTGTTGATTTTTCGCGTGTAAGTGTTAATCCCATTTCTTATTTTTATTGGTTTTACTTTTTAGCTGCCCACGCTTCAATATCAGCGTCAACCTTTGCGGCTGCTGGTATTCCTGAAGTTGCTGGCACGTCAATAACTACACCCTGATTAACCATTGTCTGTTTGACTGTCTGAAAGTCACCCTCAATAGCGGTTACCAAAGCGTCAACGTCTTCCTCTTTCTCAATTTCCCTTCCTTTAAAAAAGATATCTGGTATCTTCTTGTCAGCGAGCTTGGCCTTAACCTTGTCCATCAGTCCTGTTGTTGCAGATCCTCTTTCGAGTGTCTGAAACTTTGCGGTCAGTTCCTGATTTTGTTTCATCAAGTCTTTTGCCCATTGTGGGGTTGTCGGATCTTCGACCGGAGCAGGGGGAGCGGTAACGACTTTACCGTCTTTCAGGTTATGTTTCTTTTCATAACTTGATACAGCGGTGGTGACTGCTTCTGTTGCCCTGCGGTCTGTTTCTGATTGAAAAAAAGCGAGTAGGTTTTTGACCCCGTCACTGGAGGCAACGGTTTCAAGCGTTTCGTCTGTGACAGTTCCGGCCATTGTATCAGCGACCCTGTCGAGTAATGCAGTCGGAGTTCCGGAGTATTTGGCCCTCAGTGCTGCGATTAATTTTGTTTTCATTTACTTTTTTTAAGCTGTTTATTTTGATTTTGCGCCAAATATAAATAAAAATTACATGTGTTCCCAATAAGCACATAAATTTATTTTGTAGTTAAGATTCAATCATTTAGGAATTTACCAAAAATCCAAATTTATTTTTAAATATTTCTTTTAGAATGTTGCATATATTAAATATATGCCCTATTTTTGACCCGTTGTGTTCCTATTGAGCGCACATTAAAAATAGACAAAATGAAAACTGCAACTCAATTAAAAGTACTGGATTTAAAAAAACAACGGCGTGACTTAGTGACCGAAAAAGGACTTGGCGAGAGAACCGATGCTTTTAATGTAGCTGTTGCATATATCGACGTTGAAATTGAAAAATTAACAACAAACTATTTTGGAGTATGAATCACACTTTAGGTAGTTTGACCTTTGAAACAAGCGAGATAAGAACTGAGGAGGCTCTAATCTATATAAAAGCTTCAATGGAAAATGGTTCTGATTTAAAAACGGCAAACGATGATATGCACATGATCGATAACATGTTTGCAATGAAACGCTCCCATCTCGTTAGTTACGGATATATGAAAACTACTTGGAGAGGGAACGCCCGGAAAAACCAAACATTGTCAGATGCCTTTATGACAATAATTGACGGAAGGATTATTCAGGATAAAAAAGATAAACGTGTCCTTAATTTTCAAAGAAGAGATTTAAGATTTAAACTTATGTGTCATGTGGATTAAACCTTTAAGAGACGGAAAGTGTGCAGTAATGCCCGACTGTGCAGTATTCGATAATTGGGCACTTGCAAACGATTACATTCAATCAAAACCAATCAAATAGCCATGGAAATAACAATTAGGATAATGCTGGTCAATCGTTTTGTCCCAAGAGGCATCGAAGGATATAAAAAGAATCGTTCAATGAAACTGCCTGCTCATGCCAGATGCAATGATGAAGATGAGCTTAACCGGTTTGTCAAAACAATAAAGGTGATTGATAGGGATAGGCTCTCCCAGCAAATAGCTGTTGAAATAACCAAGATCAAAGCTACTGCCAACTTCCAGATTAAAAGAGATCCGGATTACGGTGACAAGTTCATTGGCAAAATTGATGTGTGGGAGTATTCCGATTGGAGCTTTGCCGTTTACGTACCTGTTAAAGCCTTTAAATAATGTTTACAAACGATTTTTTTCCAACCCCTATTGAAGTGATCAACACCATGTGTTCAGGACTTGACCTTATCGGTAAGACTGTGCTTGAACCATCAGCCGGATCAGGGAATATAATTGACTATCTCAGGGGAGAAGGGGCAAAGGTTATAGCCTGTGAAAAGCACCCGGATTTAGCCCTTATCGCACAAAAGAAAGCCGACAGGTTTTTAAAGCATGATTTCTTACAAGTGACCGGCGAAGAGGTAAGCCATATCGACTTCATCATCATGAATCCTCCTTTCTTTTATGGAGACAAACACATTCGCCATGCCTGGGATATCGCGCCAGGTGGATGTGAAATAATCGCACTGTGTAACTCCAATACCCTTGATAATCGATATTCCTATGAACGGACAAACCTATTCAGTCTCATTGAGAAAAACGGCAATAGCGTAAGGCTTGGGAATGTCTTTTCGCAGTCGGAACGCGAAACAGATGTAAGTATCTCAATGATTCATTTATTCAAACCCAGAACCGGCGACAATGAATTTGATGGATATTTTGATCTTGAAGACGATCCAGAGAAAGAAGGTAATGGAATAATGGCCTATGATGTACTTCGCGATTGCGTCAATAGGTATGTGGGAGCCGTTAAAATGTTCGATGAAGTAGTAGGAGCCTCTCAACGTATGAACGTCCTGATTAAGCCTATCAATGAATCTGGCAACATCACATTCGGAGTTAATCAACGTCGGGATGGCCGGGATTACACCGTTACCCGGGATGAATTCAAAAATGAACTTCAGAAGTCAGCGTGGAAAGCGGTTTTTGCTGAAATGAATATGAGCAAGTATATCACTAAGTCCGTAATGGAGAACATTAACAAGTTCGTAGAGCAACAGGTTAAGGTTCCGTTCACGCTTAAGAATATCTACAAGATGGGTCAAATGATAGTTGGTACCCATGCCGGGAGGATGGACAAAGTACTGGTCGATGCTTTCGATAAGATCTGTTCCTTCTCTCATGAGAACTCAGAAGCCGGTACCGGATGGAAGACCAACTCATCATATAAGGTCAATCAAAAATTCATACTTCCAAACATCATGACAACTGGATATAGTGGCCAGATGAGCGTAAATCATTACGGATACGACAGACAGGGTGATATGGATGATATTGTTAAGGCACTCTGTCACATGACTGGTAAGGACTACGACGAAATGGAGACCTTAAATGAGAAGGTTAAAGTTCGCACTCTCCCAAGCCTTAACGAATTTATTTCATTTACATTTTTACGAGATGCTAAAGGTAACAGGGTTACGGATACAAACGGATATAGCGACAAATACAGGTATCTGGAATTTGGCAAATGGTATCAGTGGAATGAATTCTTCGAGATCCGCGGATACAAGAAAGGAACACTTCATGTTAAGTTCTCTTCTGAATCGGTCTGGATGGAGTTTAACCGCAAAGTAGCTAAAATCAAAGGTTGGGCACTACCACGCAAGACAGATACCAAGACAAAGGGAACTGAGCGGACCAGTAAACAAGGATTAGAAATTTACTAATAACTCAAAATTATGGATAACCAGGTAACGCTTGAATGCCCGAAGTGCCATTCAAGATCAGTATTTAAAACCAAAAATAAAGGTCTTTGTACTTCATGCTTCCACAAATCAGACTTTGACAACTTCATCATAGCCGGTATACCAAGAGGCAAAGAATTTAGCAAGCACGATTACTACGAACGAATTAACAATTGATGATATGAAAGCAATTTTACCCTCTCTGAAAGTAATAATCCAAGTGATAGGATACACTTTGATGACCTGCGCTATCGTGATTCTTTACTTCGCCTTATTTGCCTATTGCGATAACTATTTACGATGAGTTGCACTTTTGATATATCCCCACAGGCCATACTCGAAGCAAAGATGAAAGCCCTCGAAGCTCAATTCATCCTGCCTCTTTACAATCCCGCCGCTTACGCCCTGAAGCGACAAACGGAAATAGCACTGGGAGAAATTTACAGAGAAATAATGAAAAATAAAACCCTATGAAAGAAGAAATTGAAGACCTTAAACCAAATTACGTACTGCTTGCAGTAGTCCTGTTAGGTGTAGCCTTTGCCTTATTAATTTTAAAAATGATATTATAAAACAAGAAGATTTCGATTGGCAGGGTAAACGCCATGATCAGGTACAGAGCAGCGCAAAGATCCTTGCTACGGCCTATGTATTCGGTGGTGCCTTATTTGTGTTGTGGCTTTTGCTTAAATGGATATTAACCCTGTGCCTTTAAAGTCTCAATACCCAGTTACCACTCCGCAAGGATCGGGTCACGCTAAAAGCAAAACCGCTTTAATTAACGGCAAATTGATCATTTACCTGGATTCCGGTAAAACGATTTACTGCCATAGTGATAATCTTAAATTTATAAAATAATAGAAGAACTTAAATACTTTTTGATGGGGTCAGGAGTTATGCTATGGATAGTTATTATCTATATCGGGATTCAAGAAATGTTAATTAAAATCCTTGAATCCAAAATAGGTAACAGAATTTTAACGGTCTTGTTCCTTCCTGCTCTCTTATGGATGCCCCTTGACAAACTTAGCTTACTGCATGAAAACATGAAATATGTTGGCTCAATTGGCCGTGACTATAACACTTGGAAATATAAATTTATAATGTTTGTGTGTAAAAAAAGATTGAAACTATGAAACCAAAGAACTTGAAATTGATTGCTCTATTACGTTTATTTGCTACTTTTTTTTATTTGCCCATCCTGCTCATTGGATTTATTCTTTACTTCATCTCGAAATCTATCGGCATATTAGCCCATATACTGCTGTTCAGATTATCGACAGCAAATAACCAAATAAAATATTTTTGGCGAATACAGGGTTAAATGTTGCATTTATTAAATATATACGTTATATTAGGCGCAAAAATTGAAACATGACAGATACACCAAATAAGAAGCAGATCCACAAGCTCTATCATGTGGAGCTTTTGGAGAACCCGAATAAAAAGAAACATCATTATTTTGGTTCGCAGGCTGCGATATATGAAGCGTTCAGCGTGGATGATATCGGTATAACCTTAGATTACCTTAGGAGCACCTTTGACCTGTCCGCTGGGCCATATATAGGTAAGAAGTGTATCATCCGAATAGGAGAAGTAAAACGTAAACATACTTTAAGAGGGAGGAAAATATGATTGGATTTTTATAGTGAGTCTCGAAGCTCCTGGAATGGATACCCTATTAGTTAAAAAGCAGTAAAAATATATTTGCTTTTTGCATTATTCTTCATTATATTTGTGGCGTGTGATGTAAGAATCGAGAGAATCTTCTGAACGCAAAGATCCTGGAGGAAACTCCTTGGGCACTACAGGCTTCCTGTCGTGCAAAAAGGGCGAAAGCCCTTTTTTTATTTAAGCAACTTGTAAATAACTTTCGAGAAAACTGCATTTCTATCCAGATTAAGAAACTGCTTTTTATAAAATAGCATTACAGATTTTACATTCTTCCCTGCGATAAGTCCACTTCTCAGTCCGTCGATTAAATCATTTATACTTATTTCAGAATTAATATCAAGTACAATATGCTCCGCTTGCTTGCTTCCTGATTCAATTGATTTGAATATTGAATTTTTAGTTGGTTCAAAATTAGCCTTTAAGTCAGCTCTAATAAGATATTTATCCTTGTAAATTACAAAGACATCGAATTTTTTATCTTTTGTTTTAAACATACCTTTTGGTGCGAATATCACATCGTAATTAACATCTGTTAATTTTTTGGCTGTAACAAATTCATGCATAAGTATTTTGGTTGGTTTATGTTTAAATATTTGGGTTCCAAAATCCTTATTTATATAATCTGAAATTAAATCTTTGTCCTCTTTTAATTCGTTGATCAACCGACTTCTTATACCTTTTTGTCCTGCCTCTATGATTGAATTAATAATCGATATAAATCCAGTTACGTCTGAATATAGTACTCCTGAGGCTTTGTAGTCGAATCTCATTGTAATATTTTTGGCGAATTTAAAACCTTTTTCAATATTGCCATTCTTGAAATTATCCTTTATAAAATAGGGCTGATCCTTCCACGCCTTAGATCGTTCAGCGTTTGCCCCTATCCAGCTGCTAAAACCTTCGGGTACCTGGTCAACATTCTTAACGGATTTCAGAAATTCATCATTGGTACCGTCCAATATTGAATTCTGATATTTTCCGAATTCGTCCATTCCCATTGTGACAGCAATAGCATGACATAAACACAAAGGGTGCCAGCCAGTGAATATAAACCCTTTTGGATATTCTCCCTGTAACGTATCACAAATGTCAAGCATTGGATGTTCATGAGATAATTTAACCTCAAATCCTTTAACAAAGCCTAATTGGTTCCACCTCGTATGATCTGCCATTCGATAGGCCATATTCGTCTCAGTTACGGCCAACCGTCGGGCATTCTTGAACGCGGAACGATAAACCCCTTGTCCGGGATGGTACAGTTTTGCAGCTTTTGACCACTCCAATTCTCCTACATCATTTCGAACACGTCTAAACAGGCTTTCAGGGTCTTTTAAGTACTGTCTGATCCTTTGTGATACAATGGCAGCACTGTCGCCGTTTAACAGCCCGTATCCTACCTGTACTTCAAGCTCAGACTGCAATTGAGATGATATTGCCCACACACGATCAGACAGATTAATTCCATTGACTTCGCGTTCGTTGAATGCTTTTAAAGCCGACTCATTGCGATTTGTCCAATCAGGATTTTTCTTGATGTTTGAAAAATTCTTTACAAAACTATTGACCAGAGCATCATTCTTGTTATTGGATAAAGCCCATTCTGTAATGTTTCCCCCGGCAATGATCTGAACAACGTTACTCTGAAGATCGTTTATAATTGCCTTTATTTGCTTGGCTAAAACCTGATTGTCTCCAAATGCAAATGACTTGGAGAACTTGGCAGAGGGATTCTCAACCATTGTCGCCGCTCTTTGCCCAGCTTGGATAAAAGCGGCTTCAAGCTTTTTGGAATAAGCTACTAAATTGTCAATATGTTTTTGGTCGTAGGTCACTCGTAAACTATCTCTTTGCCTTTATGGTAGTATTGTTCAGTTTGTTGCAATAAGTCAATAACCATAGGATAGATATAATTTCTCAACCTGCTTGCAAGATCGGATTGGCGGTTATCTATCAAAAGGAATTCTGTTACCAGGTCATCAACGTTCATCTTATCCAATGCCAACAGACAGGAAAAAGCATCACTTTTAAATTCGCTTTTCTCAGCGACATCAAGAATCATTTGTCTTCTGCCGAATTCTGCCTGAGTCTTTCCTGTTAATAACTCTCTGAACTTCTTTGAGGTTAATAGTTCCTCAAGGCTTTTAGGTTTGCTCATGGCTGATTACATTACACTATTTGAAATTGATCCTACCGATTCATCTTTGAGTCGCTGTAATTCCACATCAGAATCAGAGACAAGTGGATTATTTCTAACCCCTGTTTCCTTCGACATTACCCCAGCTGAGACAGCAACCGATATCGCGTCAATCTCTGCTTTCTCATCAAGCGGAAGGAAGGGAGTAAACACCGGGACCAAGGTTATTATTTTAGCGATTGCCCCAAATTTCAAATCAATCACTTTTGAAATTATCTCAATTAGCAGATTAGTTCTGCGTTGTATTCCTTCTCCAAAAAGTCCCTCTTTGGTTCTTGCCTTCATATGGGCATCAAGAAACAGCAGCTTAAGTGCTATTCCGCTTGCCCTTCCAAGTCCTTTCATTTGGGCAAATGAGATATCCGGAGTCTGTGACATCGAGTAGATGTTTTCCTTCAGCATTTCCCATTCGAGCTTCGTTGCTTCAGGGGCGTTATTACTTTCGAGATACTTAACGTCACCATCACCGGAAACCACCAATACTTTTCCCTGTTCGCCTTTACTGGCAAAGCCTTCCAGTTGTCCTTTTACGACAGTAATTGGGGCTCCGGAATAGTCGTTACTGTCTGCCCTGTTTGATACGCTTGTCTCAAATCGTTCGATCATTGACTGCACACGATACCACTCTGGATACTCCTGCCTGTAATAGACAATTGGAATTTTACCAAATGGATTAGGTAGGATTGATTCAATCGTATTGCTCATAACAAGATACTTGATAGTAAGATCAGCCGTGTAAAGGTCGAATCTTTGTTCTACCTGTGTTCCGTTGAGTAATCGGTATTCCCGGCCAAAAGCAATAAGATCCCCCGACAAATCGAAATAAGGATAAAGAATATCTCCAAGTGATTGGGCAAGTAGCTTAACTTTTGGTTTAAATACGCCTTTCGAAAGTTCCCCCCAATAATCATCATTGGCATCAACCAGGTACCAGAGCTCTGCAACTTCACACTCAGAAAACAGTTTTCTTGCAATGTCCTTATTGCGGTAATCCAGTTTGTTTTTTGTCCAGATCTTTTCTACCATGTCAACAAGCGCCTGCTGCTGATCACTGCCGTCTCCACCTTCGGCTTCAAGGACAATGGGATTACCAAGCAAAAAACCAATTGATCTTTCTACAATGATTTCCTGATAGGGTAACGCTATTCTTGCAACTTCTTCCTGTCTTGTCTCATAAAGATCTTTTCCGTTTGCATCTTTTGCCCCGCTTGCTTTTTGAATCATCTTCTTTGGCCGGATTGATTCGTCAAATACATCATGCTTAACCGGATCGAATTGATTGATACAAGTTTCGGCGTCAACTTTAAGCGGTGGTTTATTCCGCATTAATTCTGATTTGATCTCAAGTACGGTGGGAAGTGCTATTAATTGTTCTGCTGTTAACATATCATTAGTTTTTAAAACATTGCTGCTATTTGGTTTATATCAAGGTATTTCTTGTTTCTCCCAAGTACTTCGGATAAGATCACATAACGTGTTGCGTCAATTGCGTGGTTATAAGTGTCTATTGGTTCATTCAGGTATTTACCCTCTTTGTCCTGTGCATAGACATAATTATCAAGCTCTTTCTTGAGGTTGGTTGATCGTTTTGTAATCTTGATCTTATATTCTTTCATCTTGGTAAGCCCTGCCTTTATTGATCCTGCCCCTTTCTCAACGGCATGGATGTTTACGCCAGCGTTGTAGATTTCGTCTATCAACCTGGGATCTGCACTTTCGGAAATGATTTTTTCATTCGAACATTCATCTTTCAGAACTTTGATGATATCGTTTGTCAACATTCGAGTCCGGTAACAAAGCTCATCCAGATAAAGGATATCCTCAAAAATGTAAACCGCAACTATGGCGGTGGGATCTGAACTGTATCCTAAATCCTGACCAATACGCTTCCAATGCACGTGAAATGGAATACTCTCTACAATTTCGTAGCTGTCGAAAATACGCCCCTCAATGACCGCACGCTGGCCAAGGCCATAAACCGTCCAAAGCGATTTGTTTTTATCCCGGAGCTTTTCAATATCATCGATGATCTTCTGTTCTAAGAAGGGATTGTCCTTGTAAGTCGAAATGAAATGATAAGTATCTTTATCCTGGTTCTCCGTTTCGATCCAGTGATCTTCTGAGAATGAGGGGTTATAATCGATAATTGAAAACTGGGTAGTTCTCATTTTCAATTGCTGCCATTCGAGAAGCGTTATTTCATTGGCCTCATTGACAAACAGGATGTGCCTCTTACGCCCTCTGATCTTTTGCTCGTTGTCAGTTGAAAAGAATTCAACCCAAGATCCGTTTGGAAATTTATAGATTAGTTCGGTTTTATTGAAATCCTTATCCTGCCATACTCCAAGCTTGTAAAGGATCTCTTTGAAATCGATAAGAACGGAGCCTTTGATAGCAGGGAGCGTTTTACGCACTATCGACAGCCGGGTATTAGCGTGTTGAAGCAGATAAGCAATCAGGAAGATTAGAACGTTGTATGTCTTTGCTGAACGTGACGAACCCTGAAGGCTGATTATCGTTTTATCTTCGTCAATCCCTTGGGTCAATCCGTTCCAAACTTTCTCCGCTACCTGGATCATTCTTTTTTCACTTTGTCAGCACTATTGATAATTTCGATTGTGATTGATGGGATCAGGTCTCTTCCATCTTTGCCGGTTAACTCCTTTTTGATTGCGGCATTGAAGCCTAAAATGTTTGCAAGAGAGTCAAGACTTTTCTGTTTGTCGTATAATTTGACTTTTAACGACTCTCCGAACATACTTGGTTTTGTGGTCACCTCCTGAATACATGCTTTTTCATCATCGGTCAACATTTCGAACTCAGTTGGAGAAAACCACCCATCGCGCATTTTCCCGGTGTTCAGAAAAGCAATTTTTTCATGTTCCTTGACAATTCTAAGTGCCGAAATCCCGGATAATTCTGCCAGGTTATCTTGCTTTTCCTTGATTCTTTTTGCGATCTTTGGTTTCTTAAGGTTTTCAGCACCAATCTGAAAGGCTGTTTTTGCACTGTATCCTGCTCTTGTAGCCGCTTTAGTTGCATTAAAATCAAGACAGTACTCTTGACAGAACCTTTCCTCTTTCGCGGTTAGTTTTCTGTCTGCGTCACCTGGTCTATTTTGCTGTACTTTCGGCATTTGATTGTTTTATTCTCACAAAAATAATATTAGTGCGCTTAATAAGAACATTATTTGAATAAAAAAAATAATTAAGCAGCTTTTTTGTATTTATTTATTATGGCCTTGACCGCATCCATCAAAGAGTCTTGTCCTTCAGCCTTTCCCTCAAGTGATAAAAACACTTTCTGATCGATGGTGGACACTGTAAGCAGGTGGTAAACGATGACCGGTTTAATCTGCCCCTGACGATCCAAACGGGCATTGGCCTGTTGGTACAACTCAAGACTCCAATTGACTCCAAACCAAACGATGATATTACCTCCTGCTTGTAAGTTCAGCCCATGACCGGCACTGGCAGGATGGGCAAGAAGTAACTGGATCTTTCCTGCATTCCAATCAGCAATATCCGCGGAGTTCTCAAGCATCCGGGGCTTATAACCTTTAAATCTCTTTTGGATACGTGCAAGATCGTGCTTGAAGGAATAGAACACCAACACTGGCTGACCATTGGCAGCTTCAACAATTTCTTCAAGGGCCTCAAGTTTTTCATCATGTACAACATGGTAGTTTTTCTCAGCATCATAAATAGCTCCATTGGCAAACTGCCTTAACTTCGTTGAAAGTGCTGCAGCATTCACCGCTGAAACATCAGCATCAGAATCGATGATTGCAAGGACCTGTTCCTTTTCGAAAGTATCGTACTTCTCCTGAATAGCTTTTGGAAGTTTTACTTCATGCGTGATATTTATTCTTTCCGGAAGATCCAGGTAATCTTTTGTTTTCATCGAAATACAGATATCTCCAATCTTATCATAAATAACCTTGTCCATCTCATTTTTCAAATCATAATTAAAAACTACCTGGCCGTTTCGTTTACCGGGGGTGAAATACCTTTCACGATAGTTAGTAATTGTTTTGCCTAAACGTGCCCCCTGGTCCAAGATGTACATTTGGCTCCACAAATCAATCAAACCATTGGGCGCAATCGTGCCGGTCAATCCAACTACACGCTTAATCATAGGCCGTACCATTCTCAGAGATTTGAATCTTATGGATTTTGCACTCTTGAAACTGGATAATTCATCGATAACTAAAAAATCGAAAGGAAAAGCACTTTGATAGTATCCCACCAACCAAGCAACGTTTTCCCTGTTGATAATGTAAATATCGGCTTTGACTTTTAAAGCCTCTTTGCGCTCACGCTCGGTACCAAGGACAATAGATGTCCGCAGGGATTTAAGATGATCCCACTTTGCAATTTCATCCGTCCAGGTCGACTCCGCTACACGCTTAGGCGCAATGATCAGAACCTTGCTAATTTCGCAATAATCAAACATCAACTTGTTAATCGCGGTAAGAGTTGAAATCGTTTTCCCTAAACCCATTTCTAACAATAACGCTGATTCAGGGTTGTTTATGATGTGCTCTACTGAAAACCTTTGGTATTCGTGGAGGTTACTTTCATTCAAAATTTTTACTGGCATCGTATTGTTCGTTTTTATGCCATTCGGCATGTTTACCTTGTGAAGAAAAAATCATTAAGTTAAGCGGGCTATTGTCTCTTTTATCCTGATTTATGTGATGTACTACCTCCCCCTTTTCCAAAGGTCTACCAAGCATTTTTTCGGCAACAATTCTGTGCGAATGCCTGCTAAAGGTTTTCGAGTAGGTTTTACCTTCTCCTTTTCCTAAATTTACTTCTCTTAACTTTGCCCTGGTTTCGATAGTCATTCTATCCGGATTAAGATTTTCGTTTAAATCCGTCATTTTGGAGCTTAAATAACCCTTCGAACATTTTCGACTGCAAAACACATGCTCAAGCATCTGACTTTGACATCGGGTAACCCCTTTACCACAATTCTCACATGGTTTTGATATTTGTTTTCTTGGCCCTTTTGCACAATTTCGACTGCAAAAATTAAGGTCTGTTAATTTGTCGGGTCTTTTGTCGAACTCTATCCCGCATTTATCACATGTTATTTTCATTTGATGATTTATAAAAGTTCATTTAAGAATTGGTCTAAGGTTTCCTGTGAATCAATCACCGCTGTTTTGAACCCTAATACTGCCAACATCTCAAGGGATTTTATTTGCAGGGCTGTTGGTTTTTTTCCTGTTGACTTTAGCTCCACAAAACCTGCTTGGCCTCCTGGCATTAAAACAATCCTATCCGGCAGTCCTGTGTGATACGATGTCCCAAATTTCAGCGCTATTCCACCCAACTTTTTAACTCCCTCTCTTAACTTCTTCTCAAGTAATTTCTCGTTCATGTCTTTAATCTTATTTTTGCCCTTGTATACACGAACACATCAAAATGTTGTTTTTCCTACGTGTATATGCGTTTAGGCGGATTCGTGTATTATGTATGCTTATTTTCCTCTATAATTAATAAATATAAAAGATAGAGTAATTGGTGTATACCGTGTATACTTTTGCCCCTTAGTCCTTTGTTTTCAGGGGTTCCAATGGTATACACTAATTTAATCTCGTGTATACCTCGTGTATACCGTGTAGACTACTGCCTTTTTTCTCGTGTATACCATTTTGGCCGATTTCTACCCTTTTGTATACACGCTGACGGCCATATCCTTTCACTATTACCGGGAATTTATACTCTTCCCACCCTTCAATACTTCGCATAATAGTGTGCAGATCCTTGGTGTTATATTTGTTCATGTCTGCCTTCTGTTTGCCAAATAATTCAACCCACAGCTCCGCTACACATATCCTTTGACGCTGTACGGTTCCTTTCTCTGAGAGCTCATCACCATCCATAAAACTTCTACGTTGGAAGTAATCCAACCCATCCCAATTCGTAGGTAAAAGGGTATCCAGATAGCCCGTGATAATACCGGTCCTGTCATCCGTTTCAGAGTGCTCAGCCTGTTTAGCGTATGCCATTTGTTCCAATTCAGGAGTCAGGTAAAGAGTTTCTCCCGCCTTAAATAACTTCACTGCTTCAGCCCAAATTTGGTCAACTTCGTATTGATCCAAGTCTTTAAATACGCTTTTTGCAGGGCTTGATTCATCAATATTCACTGGCCAAAACCTTCTGTTCCCTGTTGGATCTCTCAGGAAGTCCTTATTATTTGTGGTGGCAAAGAACACGCATTGCCTTGGGAAGTTATCGATTCTCCGACCATAGGCTACCCGGTAACGGTCTTCACCTTTTGAGATGAAGTGTTTGATCGTTTCCATTTCAGCTTTCTTAAGACCGGCTAATTCTGCCATTTCCAAGAGCCAAACGCCTTGTATTTGTTCGAAAGCTTCCTTGCCTTGGACTGTACCGAATGAATCACTATACCAATTACCTCCAAGCTTTTTAATGATGGTACTTTTACCTTTCCCCTGATCACCTACAAGGACCAGCACATAATCGAATTTACACCCGGGTCTGAAGATTCGCGCTACAGCTGCAACCAACATCTTTCTGGTAACGGCTTTTACATATTCGCTGTCTTCAGCTCCAAGGTAATCAATCAATAAACTCTCAATCCTTTCTTCACCATCCCACACAGCGGAATTCAGGTAATCCCTTACCGGATGGAAAGCATTCTTATCAACAGTCAGGGCAACCGCATCCTGCACCTTCTGAATTCCGGTTAACTCATAAGCCTTTTCAAGATAATGCCTGATTCCTGCATCATCCTTATCAGCCAGGTAGTAATCCTTTGCACCAACTTTACGCCAAGGGAGATCCCCCAGAGCAACTTCGCGCTGTTCGAATTTATTAAGAGCAAGTTTCTTTTTAAGTCTCGGGTCGTTGTCAAGTACAATCCGGATATTGTCAATGGTATTTTTGTAATTACCTTTTTTATCAGTATCCATCAGTTCCAACCAATCGGTGTCCGGTTCTTCTTCATCGTCATCACCTTTGAATTCAGTGGCAAAGTCACCTTTAATCTCCTGCAGGCGTTCAGTTCCTAAACGCTTCCGGACCTTACCGTCTTTTGTTGCACAGTCAACCATTGCCATAAAGGAAGGTAGCTTATTGCTTGGTGTTCCTTCCCGGACATCTTCGTCTTTCAGCCCGTACAGGTGCAACCTGACAAGGTCAAAAGCATTGCACAGTTTACCACTGGCAGGATCGGTACCATGATGAGAGAAAGCGTATTTGTCATCATACACAACCAATCCTGCAGCTGTGGATCCTTCCTTATAAGTATAGCGGTCTTCGATGTCGCAAGGGTCGTACTGTTCACCTAAGAAGGTTTCAATGGCCTCGTGGATATTGTACTCTCTGCAGAAGGCACCAACAACACCGGGTTTCTCCAAAGGATCTCCCTGCTTTTTAATTTCACGCTGCAGCACCTCACCGGCACGATCCGACACTGGCCATTCGCTTGCATCCTGCCAATTCTTATAAGAGGCTAAAACCTTGTCAGCATCAAGCCACGGTCCGTCCTGATATTGGAAAACATACTCCCCATCCTTCGAAGTGGAAGGCCAATACATCAGCCTACTTGGTTCGTAAGTAGTATCATCAAAAGTGTTTATATCCAAATCACCTGCTATTCGTCTGGCAATGGCAATATATTCGTCTGTTGATACGGGCCTGTCAAGAGGCAGGATAAGGCGCAAACGTGGGCTTTCAGGCATATGCTTATGGGTGGAGTACACAGCCGCGGCATTGTCGTACAACATCGTGAAGTCATCCCAAGTCTGCCCCTGTCCGGTTGCAAAGTCAATGTCAAGGGTGATCAATTGTCTGTGAGTGATGTTCTCAGCTTTACGCCTGCCATTATTCACGTAACCTCCAACGAAGCCGCCAATGTCTTTACGTTCATCCTGCAGCGTCTTTTTGAAACCCATGTACTCACTCAGGGTCTCAGCTGTCCTGTGCGTTTCTGATATCTTTCTCACAAAAGCGGACCAGGTAGTTTCCCTGTTGCGCCAGTGCGTTTCCTTTCGGCTCTTTCCTGTTGCTATATCGAAAGGTCCATCATTAACAATTATAATTTCTTTAGTCATTTCTTAGAAGGTTTTATGCTGCTATTTCCATTTCAACCAGTTTCCAGACAAGGGCTTCACACATTACTTTTGCCATTGTTGTCTCAACTGCATTCCCGATATATTTCTTTTGTTCTGCCTTGGTACCAATTAGTTTATAGGTGACAGGGAAACCCATGATTTGAAGAAGTTCCGGGATCTTGAGCATTCTCATTTTGATATCCCGAATTCCGTACAAGGCCATGAATTCTTTTATTGCGACCATTGCAGGGCTATCACTCTCATAAATTTCATAGGTGACTACATTACCCGATATTTTGATGAAGTCAGGCAGATCTGTTGTTTCGGTCTCAACGTTGATAATACTTGGAGGCGCTTTGTCCATCCGGGCAATCAGGGTGAAGCAAGGATCGTTTAAGCCTCTGCCTGCATTCTTGTACTGAGGATTTACCAGGTATTGCCACTTTGGAGTAACAAGGTTTTGCTTTGGTACTGACATCAGAGTGGAGCAAGGATCTTCCAAATCCGACAGCTGGCCACCACCTGAGTAAGAATTAGCAATAAAGGATTTACAGCTTACAAGATTGTACTTCGGATTTGCTGTAATTGTGCCAAGTGGTTTATCGATCGTAGCTGGTTGAGAATTCCCAAATTGCTGGTCAATGAACTGAGGCTTAACCAAAGCATATTTATCCTTGGTCAAAAGCGTTGGGCAAGGTTCATTTAATCCGGTTGCACCACTCCGGTACTGGTAGTTCAGAAGATAAACAGGTCTTACAACTGCGAGACGGTCCTTTGTGCTGAGCGTTGGAGCAGGCAAATGGATGGATGAAACGTTGTCACCATTACCGTAGTAAGCTGAAATGAAGTCCGTAGTTATTAACGAATGATGATCTTTAGGAGTGATTGTGTGAGCTGGGTCATCCATACTAATATTTTTACTTTCTGGATGTCCTGAATAATATTTACTCAAGAAAGCATCTTTTCCACCTGCAACAAACTTAACAAGGCCAGCGTGTATTCGCCAGTCAGTTGCTTCAACTAATGGCTTTTTGCGGCCAAAAATCGACCTTCCAACATCAGCCAATTCGAGCACGTCTTTAACGGCTTTCCATTTCTTCAGTCCGTTTGTTGGGTTTTTTGCATGAGTTGGTTCAGGAAAAACAATAGGTAGACCGATCTTTGCAAACACTCCAAAAAACCTTTTTCTGCTTGTGTAGGCTCCATAATTGGCGGCATTTAACACGCGATAATCATAGTCATACAAATAGTCCTTTACACTTTCAACCCACTGGATATAGTCGGTTCCTGCCAATTTACTGATAGGCTTACCCTTTTCGTCAAGCGGTCCCCAGCTCATGAATTCTTCGACGTTCTCGATTTGGATATAATCCGGATCAATCGCTTGGATGTACCTGTACAAAGATTCTGCAAGGGTTCTGCTATCAGCATCCCGGGGTAAACCACCTTTTGCTTTGCTGAAATTGGTACACTCCAATGAAGCCCAAAGAACAAGCAGGGCATTGGGGTACATTATTCGCATAAGGGCAATGTGAGCTATTAAAGCGGTCAGATCCAGGGTGCGGATGTCTTCAGTGAAATGAAGGGTATCTGGATGATTAGCCGCGTGGCTCAGGATAGCGTTTTTATCGTGGTTTATGCAAGCAATAACTCGTGCACACTTGGCAAGATCGTGACTTGCATTCTCAACACCGGTGGAAGTTCCACCAGCGCCACAGAAGAGGTCAACGTAAATGAGTTTTATTGATGAGTCGATTTTCATTATTTCTGACTTGCAAGACATTGGTTGCCTACCTCATCAAGGAAGGGAATAAAAGCAGTAAGGCAATCGTCACACTCTAACTCTCCAAGCCCAATCTCTGACAGCTTAGTCCCACAGAGGAAGCAATGAAAAGAGTGATTTACTTTGGAGTATGAAGCGCAAGGAGGTGAACTTTTAAGGACAGTAATAGCAGGAGGATTATTAAAAACCGGTATATTTATTTCAGTAACGACAGGAATATTTTGTTTATGGATAGCAATAACTTGTTCAATCCTTAAGTCAAGCTCTTCTTTTCTCTTGATGATGTCAAGAAATTCAGCTTCAAACGCTTCAGTTGAAAAGTTCATAATATACCAAAGTCTATAATGCAGACCTTTGTAAACGAAGTCACCACCCACGAACTTGAACCCTAATTCAAACATCCGGCTTTGGCGTTCAACCTTTTCTTGTTCCTTGGCTATCCGGTCAAGTTCAGCCTGCGCTTCTTCAGCTATTTTGTTTTCAAGGGCTTCTTTGCAATCAGATAATATTTTCTGATACTCATCCTCTGTATATTCTCCCAACGAGTATATCACGCAACCCGAAAACTCCATGTAGGGGGCCAATTCCGCTGTCCGTATTGCTTTTAATTCGGCTTTCCGGTTTTCCTCCTGAATTTCAACAAACTTTTCCTGTTCTTCCAGGTGCTTTTCAGCAGGAGTGCAAAGGTCATCGATCAAGTTGTAAACGTTCTGCACAGCTTTGCCATAACGGGTACTATCTTCTTTGAGAGCAATCCTTTTCTTGTTGGCAGCTATCCTGATATCCCTTAGTGCCAGTCTGCCTTCACGTGCCATCTTCATCTCACGCACTTGGGATGCATCCGTTACAACAAGTGTTTTGGCTTTTTCTGACCAACTAAGCAGGTTATCGTAAAACGGTAAAAACGCATTTTGCAGACTTAAAGCGGTGGACTGTTCGACTTTACTATCACTAATGACTTTGATTAATTGGTTTTCCATGGTTTTGTATTGGGGGTTTAAATTTATTATTAATTCTTCAAATGTTCCTAATGAGCGCATTTATATTTTAAAAAAATTTATATCAGTCTTTCTTATAGTACTTTGTTTCATAGCCATCAGCCCTCATAGGAAGACCTTTAGCCCACGGAATACTCTGTCCCATAATTCGGCAAACCTCTGTAATATCGGCCTTATCTTCTTCAATTTCAATGATTGCTTCATCGTGAACGTGGAACACTATCTCATAACCGGCTTTTGAGAGACTGAGCATTGAATAAGCGAGACAGTCCCGGGCAATAGCCTGTATAATGTTCTCAACCAACTTACCTCCGTAGGTCTCCTGATCACACCATTGCTTCGTTGTCTGGTTCATTCCCCAATAGTGAACTGATCCACCGCCGAACTTATTGTCACCGATCGAAGGTTGCCAGTAGGATAGTTTTCTTCCGGATGGTAACTCAATATAAAGTACATTTCCACGTCCTTCAAATCTTATCCCGTGTTGGATAGGCACAACTGTATCTTCGTCAACTGCTTTCTTGGCTGCAGTCTCAACAGTCTTCCACAGCTTCACAATATGAGGGTTAGCGGCTCTCCATGCATCAACTAAGCCTTGGAGCTCATCTTCTTGCAGTCCCATCTTTTCAGCTCCCATCTTAGCAAGGGCACCAACTCCACCACCATAACCTAAAGCCAATTCTGATATCTTCGCTTTCTGTCTCAGTAATGATCCTTTTGTCACTTCTGAAATATCAACTTTGAACATCTGAGCGCCTGAAGCCTCATATATTTTGCCGTGAGTGGCGAACACTTCAAGCCTCCACTTTTCATCGGCTACCCAAGCAATCACCCGGGCTTCGATAGCAGAGAAGTCAGCGACCAAGAAAGTACATCCTGGCTTTGCAACAAAAGCAGTGCGAATGAGCTGGCTGAGCGTATCCGGGACATTTCCGAATAACATCTCCAACATTTCAAGATCATTCTCACTGACCAATTGACGTGCAAGGTCAAGATCATATAAATGGTTTTGTGGAAGATTTTGCATTTGAACCCCACGACCTGCCCAACGTCCGGTTCTGTTAGCTCCGTAAAATTGTGACAGTCCGCGGATCCGACCATCAGAGCCAACCATATCCAGCATAGTACTGTATTTCTTCACGCTTGTTTTAGCCATTTCCTGACGGTTCTTGAGAACCTTTGTAACTTCATCCGAAGGGGTGTTTTTCAGCATTGCAAGAATGGCTTCTTTGGTCAGGCTGGTAACATCTTTGCCGGTCTCTTCAGCAATCCACGCCTTAAGCTGTGCAACGCTGTTCGGATTGTCAAGGCTGGTAAGCTCTGTCATCTCAACCGTTAACCGGTCTTTGTAGGTAGCATCCATGTCAATAGCGTTATTGACAAATTGAGTATCGATCATTACACCACGATCATTGATCACCTGGTCAAGAATGTAAAGCTCTTTTTCTCCTTCGTGCATTTTGAAGAAAGCGGTCTTTTCCCGGATCTCTCTTTCTGCTTCGACGTCACGACCATTATACTTTTTATAGGTAGCCCACTTGTCGGCATCGTGTTCCGGCATGTTTCGCGTTCTCATACCATTTGCCTTAGTTGGCTTGCAAGGCATAGAGAAGTAACGGATTAAGGCTTTTCCCTCTGTCATCTTTTCCTGATCCAGTTTAAGGACCTTTCCCACAGCTGACAATTGGAAGGGTAAACCCAACATTGCAGACTTCACCATGGTGCACTCCCACTGATCAATTGGTAGGCTCACTCTGAGGTAACGGCCAATACAGATCCTTTCGAAATTGGCATTGTGGGCAGTCTTTAGTACAGTCGGATCGGTTAAAGCTTCAAACACAACAGAGGGTAAATCTTCCAAGCTTGTGAAGTCAATAACCTTTACCGGATCTTTATCGAAGGCATACGCGAAAAGCAGTATTTCAAATTCCGGATGTTCGCTATATGGGTATAAGCCTGACTTCTTAATATCAACAGGTGAATAAGTTTCAATATCAATTGCCAGTACTCTTTTGGTTTGTATCATTGTGCAACTACCTCCTTTTTCTCTTCTATTAGCCAAATACTCAAACGATCCATTTCCTCCTGAAATACTTTAGCAAGACCAAACATTCCGTTTTGTTTCGCGTGTTCAATGTTTTCAAGGTTCAACTCCCTACGGGCAAGTACTTCGTTATCTTTATCCCTCATATTTTTTGAGTTAAGAAAAAACGTGCTTTTAGGGTTTCCAAGTTCTTTTGAGGGGGTGTAAGGTTCGATCTTTGCCGATGATGGGTAGTTAATTCTTACCTTGTTCTCAACATCAATAGCAGCAATAAACATGAAGGTTATAGACCCTTTGCCTGTCGGGATCGTCACCTCTCCGGAGTCGGTAATATTCACGTTCGCTGCGCTCAAAGCGGCAATAGTTTTTTCTTTATCGGTAGCTGATAAAACGTAACGATTTTGTTTTACGTAGAATTTACCTTTGTGAGAATCTGAAATAGTCATTGACCTTCTGGCATCAGAGGTTCTATCTTCCTTTTCCTCTTTGATTTCTACCCCCGGATTATTAGCCACGATCACGGCGTTGATTTGTGATAAAGCGCTCAGTAAGTTTAGTTTTTCGTTGGCAATATCCTCCGCCTGTTTCTTCATTTTTGGAGTCATCGGCTTTGCTAAATTTCTCTTTGTCTGCAAGGGTATAGCTCTCCACGGCTTTACGATCTCCGTAGTCAGTATATTATAAGGGGTCAAAATCATAGCTGTATTTGTTACCATCTTTACGTTGATACACAGGAATTCACAGCTTTTTGATCTGAGTAGCATAGCGGGCGCATTTAAAGAGGTGAGAAATATTTCAGGTATTTCTTCAACCGACTCGAACAAGGATATTGCTTTTTTGAGCTGGCAGGTGTGAAACAGTAAGTCTTCAATTTTAAGGCAAACCACGTGTTTTATTCTTTCTCCTATTGGAGCTTTAATAATGGCTTCCCAGGTATTGTCTGGCGCTGGTCTAAGCCGCTCTGACTTGCACGCGATTTTTAAGACCGCTTCAACATTAGAGAATGATTTTCCGCGGTTTATTTCTTTGTGGTCTTTTCCTACGCTAATCCCCTCTAAATCGAAGTCATACTCTTCGTAATGTACCCGGGCACACACATAGTTATCAGTTGCGTACAGATATCCGTTTTCGTGTAAAATACCCAATCCACGGGAATTGATACTATCGTCTTTCTCTTGTAAGGCACAGCCGTATAATGCCTTGTAAACATTTTCTATTTTCATGATATGTAAGTGATTATAAGATTGTTCTTATTGTGACCTCTTTGGATATACTCTTTCTTAAGCCCCTGAAGTATAGGGAAGGGCTTGTTATTCTCAAGCACTCTGGCTTCACGTCCGGGTACAAGCTCTATAAGCTTACCCATCTTCTTTGTTTTTGTTGGAGCAGCAGGAAGGTTAAACATGATTTTAAGTATTTGGAGTTTAGAAGTGTGAAGGGGAGTCGAACCCCTAAAGACAGTCCCGTAGACCTTCACACTTTCAGATTAATCAACCTATAAGTTGATTTCTACATCAGATCGTCATCGTCTGCACTGGCAGCACCTCCGAAGTCAGCTTCAGCGGTTGCCCTGCCTCCAAGTGAATCACCGTCTTTGAGCTTCTGAAGGTTATTCAGTCCACAGGCAATACCTTTGTTTCCGCTGGTGTTGAAAGCGTAGAATGTGATTGAAGCGCGGCCATAACAGCCAGAGTACAATTCATCCTGATCAAGGATCGGCTGAACGTTTTTGTCAACAAGACCAGGTTTGGTTTTGCAGTTTGCATTCAGGAAGAACGAATCTTCGTAACTTTCATCTTCAGGGCGTTCCACGTCACCATCTCTTAACGGAGTCTTCAGAGTTGCAGGAACTTTACCTCCGAACTTCGCCTTGCCTGCTTCCTTCGCGGCTTCGATAGCTTTCTTTACAGCTGTTAAGGTTGCTTTGTCCGACTTCGGGATGATAAGAGATACTGAGTATTTCTTTTCCTGACCTTCTTCTACTGCTGAAGGTTCCCACACGTGCAGGTAACTAAATCTTACTTTACCTGTCACCACTTTTGTCAATTGAACATCATTCATTTCGATAAGCATTAATTGTTTGAAAAATCATTTTTTGCACTTTCAGCGCTATTCCAAGCTGATCTTTTGTCCGACTCAACTACTAACGTTGGCTTGCCTGCAGGTTTAATTATGAGCTCACCAAGCACACTTTCAAAGGTCTTTTTTGTTATTGCCTTTTCCATCGCTGTAATCCCAAGTATCTTTCGTGTGTATATTTCCGATTCTGCGAATCCTTCTCTTACCAAAGCCTTGGCAACTTTATCTTCATCAGAATACACCCGATTACTACGACCTTCAACAAGTTTGTACCCCGGCCAATTCTTTCCCTTTTCAACCGCTTCGGTTAATGCCATTTCTTCAACTGAGCTAATCCATGCTTTGAAAGCAGAGGCGCGAGAAAGGATATCAGCTACTTCAGCATCGTTCAGGAGAATACTTTCAGCAAAATCATACTTTGCCAATTCAAGATTCTCGTTTGCGTTTGCTTTGCATACAGCCTTAGCCCGACAGAATCGGCAATGATCGCCTACTTTGAATACTCCTGCACCTTCGAAAGCTAATTTTGCCAATGGTTTCAGGAAGTTCTCAGCCCACGCTTGCAGATCCTTAACCGACATTTCGAAAGTCGAGATGTTATCCATACGTGGCTGATAGATTGTCATGCAAACCGTATCAATAGAATACATGAAGTCAAAGTCACGAAGACCTCCAAGAGCGTACAGCATCATTTGTTTGTTGTTCTCACAACTCACGTTCACACCTTTGCCATACTTCAGGTCAATTATATTCATCGTACCATCAGCGATAATTACAGCGTCACCGGTGCCAAAACCTTCAGGTACATAATCGGTAAGATTGAGCTGTGCTTCGATCTGTAGAACGGCATCCTTGGTCACGCTCTTAGCGGCTTCGAATGTTTCAATCACATAAGCGGCGTAGTTCTCAGCGTAACCCTGCATATCAGCATTGTAATACTTACTTGACTCAATTACCTTTAAAGCTTTGGTGTATTCGGCAAAGTCAATAAATCGGTAGTGGTGCTTTAGAATTGTTTCGCCAAGCTCATGAGCGAGTGATCCTTCCTTGGCAGCTTCACCGGACGAATCCGGGAATTGCTGCTCAAGACGTGCGGAGGGGGTGCAATTAAGCCACCTTGAAGCACCGGAGGGAGATAGTACAGCGTGTGACATTACGCTTTTACTTTTTCAAGTGTGATAGCGGTAACCTCTTTCAGGAAAGCGGAGTAATCCGATTCTACCAGGTCAGTAACTCTTGCTACTTTGTACTTGGTAAGCAACGCTTTCACTTCTTCACGTTTGCCACCAGCTGCTTTCTCCTGTACTGCTGCTCTGACAGTCTCAATTGTGACGGTCTCAGCGGTTTCCTGTTCTTTGAATTCATCCTTAGGGGCTTCTTCCTTAACTTCTGGTTTCGGATCTTCCTTGACTTCATCCTTCACCTTGCGGGTTCTGGTAGTGGCTGTTTTCTCAATGGCTTTTTCATTGTCCTTCCAAATCTTGACAAGTTCTTCTCCCGTTTCCTCACTGATTGCCTTTGATATTTTTCCAGGGAGGCTTTTTTCAACTGGTTTAGAAACACCACCAGCGAGCAGGTTAATTGCATCAAGTAATTTAGATGATGCTGTAAGCTTAACTTTAATTGTGAAATTCATAGTGATTGATTTTTAAAAATTGGTTTATAATTAAATTTTAGTGCTTTTTTCGGCATATTCCAAAAAAGGAATTTTTGTTTTTATATCCATGTAAGCGTTGTATTCCAATTCAACTTTGCATGAGTTGATTATTTTACCGGCCATGTTTGCGAGTTCCTTACCTGTTTTTAAGGTCATGGTCTTGCTCTCCATTGCCTCAAAGTTTTTAGCAAGCTTTTTTCTCAATTCTGTAATGTTTTTCATAATCGTTTTGTCTTTAGCATTAATCTTTTTACTTCTATTATTTCAGGATTATCATTTAGCTGAGCTCCTGTAAAACCGTGTTTTTCTCTCAGTAGCTTAGTTACATATCTGTCGGTTAAATTCTCACGCCTTTTCAATTCCCGTTTGGCATTCTCCTTGTTGATTTGGGGCTTATGCTTTTCGATATATGCTCTGTAAGTACCAACATTACGAGCATAGCTTTCGTGTTTCCCTTCGTTAACTACAACCTTTTTGTGCTCTTTGCAATACCTTGCCAATAACTGACGACCTATTAAAGAGCAACCGCATATTTGGCATTTGTTATTTTCCTGCTTTAAGGCTTGCTTTTGTTTACGTTTTTCAAGAACGGCGGGCCAGTATTTGGTATTGTACTCGAAGGATTTGTCTTTATTATTGCGTATCCAATTTTGTCTGCCTTTGTTCAGGCATGGCCTGCACTGCGCTTTCAAACCGGATAAATTCTTATTTGATAACCCAAACTCAGTGCTTAGTTTTGTTTCACCACATTTAGAACAAGTTTTTAAAAAAGCGGGAATAACTGTTTCCATCTTTCTAAATTTTAGTGTTATCGAATACGCCTAAACGGCTTGCTTTCTCTGCATTTCTCACTGTCATTAATTCAGCTTTGGAGAAATAGATCGGGGAGTTCTTTGCTGGTCCTTTACGGTAACCCCGGATAAGATCATTCTTCACGTGGCTTCTAACCCATCCCTGCCCGAATTTCTCAAAGGCTTCGTTCTGTGTCATGCCATCAGATTTGGGCTGTATACTTTTCGCGTAGTTGGCGGCTCCCATCTCAGAACAACTTGTCATCAGTTCTTTTATTGCGAAGAGGTCGTTAGTCATTCTGGGGGTAAGTTTGGGAATAAATTATTGACGGGTAAACCTGTTATTTCTGCAATCTTTTCACGTTTCAGCTTTTCAGGAATGGTTTCACCCGATAGCCACCTGAATATTGTCATTTCAGTGACCCCACATTCTTTTGCAATCTTTTCACGAAATTCCTTTTGTGGCGTTGGTTGGTTCTTAAGGGCTTTGTAATAGTCACTGAGATTCTGGGCTTTTAGTTCATCAATGCTTAATACATATACGTAGCCCTGTGATATTAAAGAGTAGGAAATAATGGTCACGATCTTATCATTTACCCGTATTTCTAAAACTTTATTACTGACCGTCGTATAATCGGTATTGTCCTTTTCAAGAATCTCTTTTGCCTGTTCTTCGGAATCGGCGAATTGAACTTCTCCGTAAAAGTTCTTTATCACGTTCTCAATTGTTTCGCCTTTGTTCACCATTTGTGTCACAAAGTCCGCCAGTGCTTTTTGTTCTTCTGCTCCCATAATAGTTATTTTGTTTTTAGTGTTTCCTTGGTAAATTCTATTTCGAAAACCAGGTCGTTAAGAAATCGAAGGTTGTCTGATGCATCAGGGTATTCACCCCCGTTCTCCGTACCTTCTATTACAGCAAGTGAATACTCCCGTGTAATGCTCTCAATTCTGCTTTTGAGCTGTTTGTATGTCATTTGTAAATCAAGCTTTGCCATGTCTTAGTTCTTTATTGCCCTGTCGGTTAATATTCTCCAATACTTACCTTCCACTTTTTCTTCTGCAATGAAGAAACCGGCTGTACCGTCACGTCCTACGGACTGTAATATTCTACGGGCTATCCCACCGTTAAAAGTGACAAGGGCTTTATTTGCATCTCTCAGTTGAACAGAACCATCAATTTTGGCTTTGGTGAAATACCAGTCTTTAGGGTTTTCTTCATCCTGATAAAAGGCCAGACTATCACCTTCTTTAAGGGCTAATAGTTCAACAGTAGGGGCGTTGAAATAAATACGTCCGTTAAGGAAGTTCAGTGAGACGGTTGGGGCTGATTTCGCTTTTGACTGCGAAGTGCCGGTTACTTGTTTTAGTTTCATTATAAAGAGGTATAAGGGATTTCGATAATTAATTCATTTGTAATTGTGGCATTCTTGTAAAGAGAAATGATTGCCTCTTCCTCGAATGATCCGGTGCTAAGGGTGTAAGGAGCCGCAAGTGTCAGAAAGTATCCTTGTCTGGCATTCCAGGATATAAGGCAAATGAAATCATCAGAATGGAACAGTTTGCACAATGTCTCTGAAACTTTATTGAGCTTTAACGTAGACTCTTTTTTAGTTTTAGCGCTTGTACGTGAGAACTGTTCGACCATATAAGCTTCATGGTCTGTGAGAGATGGGAAGAACTCTTTTAATTCATTTTCGGAAGAAGGACAAGTTAAAGTAGCGTTCATGATTTTATTTTTTATGTTGTTGTTATTAATTATATTTGTCCTGTTATTAAAAACTAACACTATGATTAAATTTATTGAATTGACATATTTGGAAAAACCGATTTTTATCAATGTAGCCCACATTTTAAGTGTCGAAGCTTGTAAAGAAGGAAGCCGGATAAACACTGATTTAACTGTTAGTAATCAGACGGCCTTCCTTTTTTACTACACGGTTAAAGAGAGTTATACCGAAGTTCTGGCGTTAATAGCGTCGTAAACCTTTAGTTTGTCGGCAAATTTCTTTTCAAAGTCGATCCGGCATTGTGAAATGAATTCTTCCATTTCAGCAAGATCATCGGGGTAGGAGACGCGAATTGTGACTGTCATAGAGAGTGGATCAATGGAACTGTCACTGCTTGTGATTTCAATTTTTGTGTACATAGTGTTTTGTTATTAATTATATTTGTCCTGTTATTAAAAACTAACATGGTGCAAATATACATACAGATTCAGTAAATACAAACAAATTGTGTATTTATTTTAGGTAAAAATGAAAATATTTTTTAATTGACTGATAAAGATGTGATTATGGAATTAATTTATTTGTCCGAAACAGAAAAGGCTTTATTACTATCCTTGAAAGAGGATAAAGGCTTTGAATTGGTCGGAATTAGCAATAAGGAGCTTGGGGTTGCTGCTGTTATGCTCGAAGATAAAGGTCTTATAAAAGCCCGGGTAAATTATGACGAGATAATAGATGCAGCCATTCTTGCAAAAGGGGAGGTTTACGTCAAAGGGAATCCAACGCTTGAAAATCCAGTAAGTGATAACGAGTTAAAGCGTCTGCAAAAAGAAGCTTTAGAATATAAGTTGAAAATAAGGAAACAAGAGCAAGTAATTCGCTTGTGGCAATTACTTACTGCAATAGTTGGAATTATCGGCCTTATTGGATGGTTATTCGCCTTTTTCTTTAAATAAGGTATCAATACGGTTAAATATAAAAGAAAAATCATCATTTATCATTGGATATTGCATAATCTGAAATTTCTTTTTCCCTTTAAGCATGAGCAATATATCACCCATTGCCCTTTTGTAAAGCGTATTTTCTTCTTTTAATTCAAGAATGATTTTTAGAGTTTCGGCGTCCATGGTGTGAGATTTTAATTTAAAGTTTGATGCAAATATACAAACATATTCAGTAAATGGAACAGGTATTACCAGAAAGAAATAATCGGCTAAAGATGGTTATTGACAATCTTTGCGGTGGTAATGTTAGCGAGTTCGCAAGACAAGTAGACCTTATTCAGCAAAAAGTTGATCGACTTTTTAAGATTGACAATAGAACGAAAAAGATTCCTTTTGTAAAAGATGAAGTCTTTGAGGCTGTTTTATTTAAATATAAAAACATAGATAAGGTGTGGCTCTTAACTGGTGAGGGACATATGTTGAAGTCTGATTCCGTTGTTGACGAAATACCCAAACCAAAGGAAAATACTATCCCTTACTACCCTGACGTAAATGCAAGTGCAGGAATGGACTTTTTAACGGACAATGGCCATAATTACAGCCTTCCAATAAGCATCCCAAACGTGGACGCACAGGCATTCATAAATGTATTCGGAGATAGTATGTACCCTAAGTATTGTAGCGGTGAAATAATTGGAATTAAAGAAATAGATAAGGACATGGTATTTCCTGGACATGCTTATGTGATCCAGATGATAGATGGGGAGGCGTACATTAAATATATCGATCCTGGAAAAGATGAAGAGCATTGGATGTTAAGAAGCGAAAATGAAAAATACAAACCAAAACAATTCCATCTTTCAAAAATTCATAAAGTATATATTATCAAAGCAGTAATCACAAAATCAACACTTTTATAAAGTCATCAATCAATCAACTTAAAATTACAACCCCATGAAATTAATAAGCCTTAGAGAAATAATCATAACAGCAACATCGCAACCCGAAATTGTGCAAAGAGCGGGCAACGAACAAGAAAAAATAATGTGGGCAATAGCCGAAGAACGCGACTTAACGGATTGTGCTATTTGGCTGAAAAACGCGATTGAGGTACTAAACGAAAGTATCGTACAATCGAAATTAGAGGGCGAAAAAACAATTGTCGTAGCGGGTTTGCTCGATCTTTTCGAAGAGAGTCTTTGTGACGTTCAGAAATTATTGCTTGCTGATCCTTCCAAGATTTAATAAGAGCTTCGGCTGTCTCTTCTGAAATATTTACTTTCATGTGTTGAAAATTTAATTTCTTAAAAGTAACCAATATTTTACTAACTTTTGTAACCTTTAATTACAACTTCCGTAATTCTCAATAAGCACACATGACTTATGCAACTTGCAAATATTGAAACCAAAATTTACGAAATAAGGGGTCTAAAAGTAATGCTTGACTTTGACCTTGCCGAACTTTACGAAGTTGAGACAAGAGCCTTGAATCAGGCCGTAAAACGAAACATCAAAAGGTTTCCCGATGATTTTATGTTTCAACTCAATAAAGCCGAATGGGGTACTTTGCGATCACAATCTGTGACATCAAAAACAGAAAAAAGAGGAGGGACGCAAAAGCTCCCTTATGCTTTTACGGAGCAAGGCGTGTCAATGCTCAGCGGTATTCTTACCTCCGACAAGGCAATTGAGGTAAATATCTCAATAATGAGAGCTTTTGTTTTTATCAGGCAATACGCTTTAACGCACAGAGATTTAACAACTGAATTACAGGAACTTGAAAATAAATACGACCTGCAATTCAAAGATGTGTACGAGGCAATAAATTTCTTGCTGCAAAAAGATAATCAGGAAACTGAGCAGAAACAGCGAAAACGAATAGGGTACAAGGAATAGCACACATCTAAAATGGATAAGGTCCTCAAAATAATATTTAGTAAAAAGACAAGTTCAAAACACTTGCCTGAAGCTTTACGTCTTGCTGTGAAATTAGGAGGAGTTGTGGAAGGGGACTATATCAGAATAAAATTAACCATTCAGGAAGTATTCAATCTCTGGGAATGGATCAACGCCCTTCTCAATGTCATCGACAAATGGAGCGGTTTTGAGATCTATTATAAGGACAGGCTTTGCATGGTCAATAAGGAATATCGAAGGTTGTTTTATGCTCTTCAGGAAATAAGATCCTGTTACCACACTAACCAGGATAATCCGGAGGACTTCGAAAAGTGTAATCCCGGCTGGGGCTGCAATAAAGTAAACTTTATATCGCTTGGGATGAAATCCCCCGGAGTAAAGATGTGGTATAAATATGGGCACCTGGTTGAGCCCGATACATGGGTAATTGACAAAGAAAGGATCTTGAATGAAGTTCAGATTGAGATAGCAAGAAAGCATCTCACCGTCTGTCCTGCATTCCCGAATAGCAGAATTCAGAAAGTGATCGATCAATTACCAAATTCTTTTATACTGGATGAGTTTTGGCAAGTCGAGTATAAGAACGAAATGGTAAACGGAGTCTTGACAAAAGTTGTCAACTCAATATGGTACAATTCAGAATTTGAAAAGGATTGGTTCTCGATGGAGAGTCTGTTGGCTGAAATAAATAAGGAGACTATTAGCCCCTTTGAGAAAGGATCGGACGATTGGCTTGATTGGATGATGAACAAAGGTTACTTAAAAATATAATACCATGCCAGCTAAAAGGGAGTACACCAACGAAACGCTTGAGATCATGAAAAGATTTTATGAAGCAGTGGATATGCTAATAGCTCAAAAAAGAATCAGAGGTATTCAGACCTATTGCACCCTGACTAAGATCGACAGACGGCACTACTACGAACAACGAAAAGAAGTGAGCCGTGGATATTTTCAAATGTCATGGATGCTGCCTCTCATAAAAGAATTTGGGGTATCTTCGGACTGGCTTCTTCTTAATAGAGGAGGTATGTTTACCGTAAAAGCGGAACAAAAACAGCGTGAGTCAATTTTAATAAATTAGACTAAAATATTTTTTTAAAATTTATTTAAACTTTATTGCATTTAAATCGTTTTTAATGTAGTTTTGTCGTTCGAAGAAACATTAACAAACACCTCTTTCCGGTTTTTGCAGAACTGGGAGAAAAGAGAACTAGGAAGGGTTAAAAATTTAAACCCGGGCTCTACCAAGTAGTCCGGGTTTTTTTTACCACTCACTTGGTAGTTGTCACCTTACTTAAAGATGAAGAAAGGAGGTGTAATGTTATATGGATGTTTCTTCGAACGGTCAAGTGAAGCGTTTGATTTACTGCAAATCTATCAGACGTAACGGAAAGACCATTTATCCAAAGAATGCGAAAGTATTCAAGTTTTGGGTAAAGGTTAAGTAAGCCAAAAACCTAGAGAAAGAAAGGGGAGTGAGTGGCTTCCCGATCTTTCTTGAGAAGAATGAAACTCTAAAAAACAGTTCCTCAATTCTTGTTTAAAATTCATCTTTTCTTCCGTTGTTCTCCAATAGTTTCACAAAAAATAAATTCAAATTTTATAAATCGTTTATCCTTAACGGTTTAGATGCCTCAAAATGGAAGTTTCCTAAACTTTAGATTCGCGTTCGAGTCGCGGTGAGGCTACAAAGTGCCAGGGTTTTAGACCCTGGCACTTTGATTTTCAGATAGCTCCATTTTGAAAATATCAAGTGTGATCACAGTAGGGTTTATATTACCACCTAAGATACCAGAAAATGGCACCAAAGAAATGAAAAGCACTGCTATTAATTGGGAATTCTTTCTAAAAAAATCCCCTGCGACAAAGCAGAGGATTTAAATTAACTGACAATTAGATTTTATATTAACAAGGTGAACCGAATCACGCATTCATTCTATTCAACAATTCGTATTGTCCAGAAGTCACTTGCAAGTTTACTATTTGTAAGGTAGGTGTATGGCATTGTGAAATACCCTGCCTGCCCCCAGTCAGGTCCCCAGCTATTACGAACAATAAAACGCTGTGAAGTATCATCGTATCCAACACACATAACAGCATGTCCGCCAAGTAATTTTTCCGTCTTTAAAGGTAAATTGACGACGCCCGTTTTAGCTACCGTTTCACCTTCAAACGAGGTGTAAACACTGAAACCAAAAACAAATGGATATCCAGCAGCCAAACATGATTTCATCTGATTTAAATCCTGCGGAATACTCAGGTACGAAGTTACCAGGTGCTTTAGTGCATCAGTGTAACACTTCTTGGTCGGTTTGGTTTTGAACTTATTAATAATATAGGGCCATATTGTTTCGTGGCATACACCCTGATTATTGACAGTTTTGATACCATCCCGAATTTGAGCGCCAGAGTCGGTGTTTACACTTCCCTCAATAACTCTTTCATTGTAATAGATGAAAAGTCGAGATGGAATGAAATCAGAAAGTTTTTGTTTGAGTAATTCAAACTCAAAAGCGCCACCAATTGCATTAGCAGTGCAACTGCCAAGTTGCCCTTGGTCATAAACCGCCGGACATTGTTTACTTAAGTCAATGTTTTTCGGCAATGTTGTTATCTTCGCCGGTTCGTAAACCATATCCCTAAAGTCGGGTAAATCCCTTACCCAACCATAATTGTGTTGTGTACTCATAGTTATACGATTAAAATTTTTAGTTTGAAACCATTCTTTTACGTATTCTTGATTTTTTGTTACAATTTTTCTGTAAAAAATTAGAAATAATATTTTGTGGT